TTGCCGTACTTGAAGTCCATGAAGAACACAAGTCCTGAAGGAAGGTTCATTGGTTGGACTGATACGAAGTTCTTACTTGCGATACTTCCGAAGACCTTACGGACTAATGGAAGTGCTACACCTGACCATTGTTCACCTGAGGTGCCTGCTTGGTTGGTGTATGAGTTTTCTGAGAGAAGTTGTGATGCTTGGTTTTCAAGCATTACTGCCATCCCTTGGCGTTCTGCGCCCTTCAAGCCTTCAAGAAGGCCTGACTTTTCCCACTTGCCAGCTAATTGGCGGGATTGTTCAACGATTACCTTGTGTGCTGAACCGGCTTCGTTGATTAATGAGGTTACGTCTGACATGCTTTAATCTCCTATGAGGTTATGAAATGATTCCTGCGAGTTGTTGTAAACGCTTAGCAACAGAGTTTTCTGCGATAACTTCTGGTGCATCAGTCTTTGGAGCGGTACTTGGGGTTGCCTTACTTGCGAACCCTTCAGTTACCACCTTACTTGGTGCCTTTGTTGCCTTTACTGCTCTTGCTGCGGAAGTTAATGTTTCGACCAAAACTGCGTATACCATCTTCACTTCACGAACAGTTGATGCGCGGTCGAAGTTTTCTACGACTGACACCTTTTGTTCGGTGGTTAAGCCTTCCTTACGGAAAAGCTTGTTGGTATAGAGAAGTTTTGCGTTTAGAAGATTGACTTCGTGTAGCTTGCCTCGTAGGAGTTGTACAGCCTTACGATATTCTGCGAGCTCTTTTTCAAGGGAAGCCATTTTTTCAGACTTATGCTTTTCCATTTCGTCTTCGGCTTCGAGTTCCTTGAGGATTGCTTCTAAATCCAATTCTTCTTCGCCTTCTTCTTCGTGACCCTTCATTTCTTCACCTTCCATCTTGTTTACATCTGCTGGATTGGTGACGAAAGTATTTACATCAGCTGCGTCTTGTGCGCCTTCTGTTCCAATATGTGAGGTCTTTGCTGGAATTTCTGGCTTTACAGTACCAGCTTCTGGATCTTCTGCTGGGTAGGCTTCATCAGCCTTTTCTTCTTCCTTCTCTTCTTCACCTTCCATACCTTCCTTCATTTCTTCCTTTTCTTCTTCGTGGTCTGGGGTGTGAGCTTCTTCCATTTCTTCCTTTTCTTCTTCGCCTTCCATACTCTTCATATCTTCTTCGAGTTCCTTGATTACTTCGTCAAGGTCGAAATCTGCTTCGGTCCAATCTTCGTACCAATCAGTTTCACCTTCACCAGCATCTTCACCACTGTGGTCATCTTCTGCTGAAGCGAATGCTGCATCTGATGGTTCCTTGTTATCACCTGCACCGATGTCTGATGAGTCAAGATTCATATCTGACTTTTCAGTTGGTTCTGCTGCGTGTGCATCCATTTCCTTAGCAGCTTCCATCTTTGGTGCTTCGTGCTTTTCAGCTTCTGGTGCTTCCTTCTTTTCCATTTCCTTTTCTTCTTCGTCGTGTTCCATGCCTTCTGCTTCTGCACGAAGACGGCGTGATAACATTGACTTGATTTGGGGTGTGAACGTTTCTTCTAATGCAAGCTTTGCATTTTCAATTGCAGTTTGACGAACTGCATCTGCGTCTGCGATAGCTTCTCTTAAAAGCTTGTTCGTGAATTCGAACTCTGCCATAAAATTGCTCTCCTATAAGGATAAAATGACTATTAAAGTCATTACAACGTATGTATACAACAAAAATCACACCCCAAAGGAGGTGTACTATTTAATATATATTACTATATTTCTAAAAACATCAATTTTTAGTTAAAATGTATTATTGTTGTTTTTCTTTTGCGCCTTACTCTCTTCACGCTTTCTACGGCGGAGGGCGTCTTGACTTTTCTTTGCAAGTCTCTTGGACTTCTTTAAATAGAATTCCTTCTTCTTTAAATCTTCCATCAACTCAGCCCGCTTCACTTGCTTGACGAATTGTTGGAGTGCTCTTTCTAAATCTGACTGCTTATCACCTTTGACTTCGACGTACATACTACCTCCGGGTTACCGAGTAACTAATTTATATGCGATTGCAACCATCTCGTTAATAGATTCGTTGCAGAATTTCTTTCTATTTTTTGGGGATAAATTGTGCATAGTAGTGACAAGTAATTTAGCGGTGTACCCATCAATATATTGCTCATCTATCTTTTGAGCCGTTCCAGTCTTAGCAACGTGTAAAATAGATTGTACTTTATTTTCCATATTTGTATGGAATCCCCAAGGACCGACATTAAATATTTCCGGACGGAGACTTCTGAACTTTCTCATTAGTTCACCGGCCTTTGCATTTGCTTCATTTTCCGTATTGGAACCATCTTCCCCATTAAGTTCTTGGCCATCTTCACGTTGCTTGTGATGTACCAATTCATGTGCCAATGTACGTAATACATCAACTGGATGCCGTTCTCCCTTTACCACCACGATTTCATCAGTAGTAGGATTATAGGTACCAAACGACAAGTGTTGGGTAGAATATGCATTACCTTCAAACTTGATGTTCTTCGGTAATGATTTCATACCCAACTCTTTTACGGCAAACTTAATAAATTCCTTTGCTAATTTCATTTTATTTCACTTAGAAATTCGTATACAAGTGAATCGATGCGATTGTATTGTGGGGTAATAATTTTCTTATTTTCATTGATAAATGCCCCGTGAGTACTTGGATTACTGACAATATCAAAACAAATAAGACTGAAATCATCTTGGACTTCTACGGTACTTTCGCCCATTTGACGAACTGACCCCATACCGCGTGATGAGACACCAAGGCGAATATTGTTCTTGATGAGTTCACGAACAATATTACCAGACGGAGTAGAAAGAATTTCAATGTTACCACGAACATCTTTACCTTCAAACCAAAGGTCGGTTACGTTGCAACATACGTTCTTTAAGTTAACTACTGGGCTTTCTGGGTGGTCGAGTTCACCTAGTGCGCGACGTTGTGTAACAAAGTTTTCCTTGTACAGTGCTGCTTCTCTCGCAAGAATTTCACGTGGATAAATACGACCATTTTGATTCTTTGCTTCAGCACGTTGAAGAAGAACATTCTTTAACGTTAATGGCTTACTAATATCTGCTGCTTCTGCAAGAAGGTCTTTACCGTATTCGATAACGTTGTATTCAACTAATAAGTTTTTCATATTATCTTCCTCTGATATCCCGAACTTTTCCAGCGAGGTGAAGTAACCGTGCTTCTAACTTTAAAAGTCCTTGTTGGGTACGACGATAAAGTGCTTCACTTGCAAGACCAGATTCTTTTTGTAAACGAGTATTCATTTTTAATACCCGTTCCATTTCTTGAATGTTCTTATTAACTTCGGAGATTGCTTTAGCAATCTTTTGGGTCGGAGTAGCACTTTCGTCCTTCTTATATTCGTGATATCGTACTTTAGCTTCTGCCAAATTTTCTTTTTGGAGTTGTTCTAATGTGTCTGCTCTACGCTTAAGTTCTTCTTCTCCACGATGAGAAAGCTTGTACCCCAATTGGGTAGCAACGTTTTTCATCTTAGCAACATTTTGTTTAATGTTACCACGAAATGCTTTAGGAGTGAGATATGCCCCAGCACCAGCAGATGTACTGATTTCATCTAATTCTTGTTCTAATATTTTACGAATAATAGCTCTAAGTTGTTCTTCGTTGGTCATAGTGACTTAAGCTCCTTGAGAATCTCATAACCGATTAACATTGCGGTCATATGATTTTCCTTGATAACGGTTGCTTTTTCTACCTTTTGTAGTTGAGAAACCACTTCTGCCAACTTGATACGGGTAACTTTGTCCACTACCTTCTTAGCATGTTGTGCTATTTCTTTTGCTAACCGACGACTTTCGGTTTGGGTGTGGGTCTTTAACTTAGAAGTATTAGAAATGTTATAAATATATTCTTGGAGTAAGCGCTTTTGTGCTTCATCCAACGTCTTATACTTTTCATTAAAACGTTCAACCAATATCTTATATGAAAGATAACGAATATCTTCATCTTGACTACGGATGATATTTGCCAATTCGTTATGTTCTTGGATTTCTTTATTAATTACTTTACCTGAAAGATGTTCCACAATAGTAAATTGACTATTTGCTAATTCCTCAATTGTGGTGGTATCACTGATACCGTTTACCGCTGCATCAAAATTCTTATAGATAGATGCGTAAATTTTATACGAAGGAATTCTTGCTGAAAAGAACTCTTTTAAATCAAAATTCTTCTTGATTTCTTTAATTAAAAGGTATTTTTGTGTATTTAGTGCACTTTGGTCAAGATTCTTTCGTTGTTCAGTAACCAGCTTCAATAATTGAAACGCCTTTTGTTCTGAGAGGTTTTGAGCGTTGAAAAATGCCCGATATAGCATCAATTCTTTCCCAAGTTCTTTCTTGGAATTGAAGAATTCACGCATTAATTTAACAGCGATTCCGTTTTGCTTATTTTCCATCACATCTGATGTGATTTGACGTACAAGAAGTTCAAACAGAATGCCGGTATTTCTCAACTTATTGTGCTTGATACTAGATTTCATAAAATAATCCGCCGTAAATGAAAAAATACCTTATCATATATTAAATAGTATGATAATTCCTAGTTCGTTAGTTTTCTAGGTCTAAAATGTTTTCTTCGTTTAAGATACTAGTGGTTGTATTTGTTGGGTTTTTAGCGGCGTTTAGTTGTTTAATTAGACTTGAAACTTCGTAGTTTTCTAATGATAATGGAGACTTTTTAGATGGCTTACGTTGCTGTCCAACTCGAAGTACACCAAGGTTCTCCTTGTGTCCAAGAGGGTCACGACCCCGTGGATGGCTATCTTGACCGAACTTCATTCCAACTTTTGGACGGCCCATTTTTGCCTCTTCAAGTTCTTCTTCACCAAGTTCAGATTCATCTTCGGTTGGTACATCATCTAATGATGCTAACACATCATCTACAGTATCTAGTTTTTTCTCTTCTGGTGCTTCTTCTGTTTCAGCCGGTTGAGCTTCTGGACCAGCTTGTGGTTGTGCTGCTTGTTGAGCCGCAGCTTCCATCTTCGCAATCATCTGTGCATCTTGTTCAACCTTCTTTTGTTCTTCTTGTGCGTCATCTTGAGCAATCTGAAGAATGTTGTGATATACCCAATCACGTGATAAGAACTTACTGGATGCGATATCATTTGCCAACGCAATCTTTTCTTTCCAGAGATTGAGCTTTTCTTGTTCGTAAATGACAGATGGTGAAGTCATTTCAAGTTCAAAGTCAATCAATTCTTCGTCGGTGAATCCTTGAACATATAAATGGATGATTGCAATCTTGGTGAGTTCTGACACCATAATGCGTTGAATACGTTCGATGGTACGTGCGAAACGAACGTCTTGTGCTGCTAACGATGCCTTACCACTATTATCTTCTTCGTACCCAAGGAATGACTTCGGTACCTTGAATGCCGCCATCAATTTGTTACGAAGGTATTCGATATCTTCAATAGCATTGAATTGAAGACCCGGAAGATTGGTGATATCTGTTCCAGAATCCTTACCACGAACTGGAAGATAGAAATCTTCCGTGATATTCATCATATTGTACCGAAGATTATAGTCACCGGTCTTTGGGTCTATTACTGGTGTCTTTTTCATGCGGTCAATAATACGTTGCATGTGCGTATCAATTTCTGCAGCAGGGATATTACCAATATCGACCAAAATCTTACGCTTGTCTGGTGCTCTCATAATACGATGGATTAACATAGCATCTTCCATCAATTGAAGTTGCTTCCAGACACGGCGTCCACCTTCAATCATTGCCTTACCATATGGAAGGAAGTTGGTGTCGGAGAGTAAACGGAAATGTGCGATTTCATAGTTATCGAATTCCTTCTTCCCAAGATTTAAGAAATCATTTTCAATCTTAAACTTAACTGAAAACGGATTTGCTGGGTCTGTACCTTCCACACGAATAGTTTCGTACACGGAAAGTGGGATAACGTTTACAACGCCATACTTTTCATCGATATCAAGGAATAAGAAAAAGTCCCCGTACTTGGCCATATTACGGACCCAAGGCCAGAGATTAAATTCGACATTAAGAATATCGTAAAATAAATTATGGAGGATGTCTTGAATTTGTTGATTTTTTGAGCGGATACTAAGTACTTGACCGAATTCGTCTTTAACAGTTGATTCGTCGGCGTAAATATCCATTACTGATGAAATGATAGGGTCATTATCCATCATATCATAATCACGGAATAATTGTAACCGTGAACCTTGGAATGCAGCCGCGGATTCATAACGACCGCCGGATGCACCATATCCACCCGTCATTGACGAATACACACGATGATACCGGTCAATGCCTCGTCTGTTGATGAACGATTGGATATTGTCGGTATCTGCGACTTTTAATCTTTTTCCGCCTACATTTCGGACAACTGTGTTTGTGGTAAACAGTTTCCGTAGACGACCAAACACACTAGTATCTGCCATAACCCCTCACTTAGTAAGTAAGAATTAAATCGACTGCCTTCACAAGTGGAAAGAAGTCAATTTCTTTATTATCTTCTGCCATATCATCAAGTACAAGTCTCATTTCTGCAATTTTACCAGCTAATACCAATTTCATCAACTTCCAGTGGTCTTGGGTAAATACAGAATATGGGGTTTCATTTAGTGATGTTGCTAACATCTTCAATTCAACATATAAACCAGCTAACTTGTCTTGATCTTTTTGACTAAGTTGTGGAGCTAAATCTTCTAAAATACCTTCGATACGCATTAAATCAACTCGATTTTCTACGTTTTCTTTTATTAAATCTTTTAATAAAGTACTCATCTTATTTCTCCACATACTTCTTAAGTAATGTATAATATTTGGGGTTTTCTGTCAAGTGGGCGGCTGCAATTTTTGCAGTCATTACCACATTTCCATTTGTAACATCTTTATGTTCCATTTCTACATTCATGCCCATATGAAATTCGTCGGGACTAAATGTATATCCCATCTTCTTCATAATAGCGTCTGATATCTTTTTGGAGACTTTCATATTACCACTTCCTGCACGACCAATAACGTGCTTTGGTACGTGGGCCTGGGTTTGCACAATTATGACGTGCTCTAAATGACCGGCGACGAGCTGGATTAGACTTCTTAATTCTCATTGTCTTGTCACCGAAATTAACCTTCTTGACGTTTCCAGTACTTGGGTCTTTGACGAATACCTTAAACTTCTTTACATCCCCACGCATTGGTTTTCCAAGCGGAACCTTACGACCGTGATATTCTGCTTCTTCAAGAGGTTCTTGGGATGAACGTAGAATTTGCATTGCAAGACAACGTGGGCAATAATCTTCAATTATATCATCTTCGTTGATAGGTACGCAATTTGGGACCATCTTACCACCCTTGTCCTTCATCCCAACTTGCTTATATCCTTCCCAACATGCTTCGGTCATTTGTTCCATATTATTCTTCCTTTTTCTTAAAGGTCGAAACCATCGTTGGCTTTCCGCCTGGGTTTCCTGCCTTCCGTTTTCTGGTGACTGCCGAACGTTTTTCACCTTTACTCATTGCTGCTGCCGAACGTGCGGGTCTACACTTCGGATACTTTGATGACCCACCCTTTCGTTCTTTTTTACCAGCAGAAGCTCCACACGGTGGATGCTTACCGGTATTGGGGTCTTTTCTAGAAATATCTACCCACTTTTGACGAATCCACTTTCCAAGTTCACCCTTGGTTTGGTACTTTTCGTCAAGGTCAATAGAGACTTCAACTAGTAAATCAGAGAATCGTGTCATACGGGTTTGGACTTGGTTTCTCCACCACGCTTCCGCTTTCTGCGACCTGCGCAATGGGCTCGTTGACTAAAGCCTTTCGGATTACTGCAATTAATAGACTTCTTATATTTTTTCGTCCATTTTTCAGTTATGGAACTCAATCCACATCTTGCTAAGAATTCTTTTGGATTAATTTTGATATTATTTTTTTTGAAATCTCTTAATCTATCCAACGCCATTTCTTTTCTATTGTTAATATCCTTGACTTGATTAAGCATATCAACGACTCCATCAATCATTTCTTTTTGGTCAGAGTCTACTTCTTCAAGTATTATATCAACTAATTTAATCATTTCTTTCCTTTTTTCCACCCACCACCCATGCTCTTATACTTCTTTGCTGCCCACAAGTTAGCGTATGCGGATGGATAGACCTTGAACTTACGCTTTGCCGCTGCTTTTGCCGCTGCCCACTTATCAGGACTGGTTGGGATATTTCTTTCTAAAATATCACTAATACGAACTGTTCGTATAGCCAAATCTTTAGGGTCAGACGATGTTACTTCTGGTTCATCTGACTTAGCGTCAAAATCACTTTTAGTAGCATCAAATCCGCCCCACGGATATGCTTCTAACAATTCCTTATAAAAGTCTTTATATTCCATTTTACTTT